CTGTAGTAGTTAAAGAATTAGAAAGTGTAGTTGCTCCTAAAAGAACTACATTACTAGATACATTCAAAGTATTGCATAAACTAGTTGCGCCATATATATTTACGGCATTGGAAAGCGCAGTGGTGCCGCCTGTAGTAGTTAAAGAATTAGAAAGTGTAGTTGCTCCTAAAAGAACTACATTACTAGATACATTCAAAGTATTGCATAAACTAGTAACGCCATAAATATTAACTGCATTGGAAAGCGCAGTGGTGCCGCCTGTAGTAGTCAAAGAATTAGAAAGTGTAGTTGCTCCTAAAAGAACTACATTACTAGATACATTCAAAGTATTGCATAAACTAGTAACGCCATAAATATTAACTGCATTGGATAACATAGTGGTTCCATTGTTATATACAGTTAACCCATTTGATAAACCTACTTGTCCTTGAATTGTCATAGTTGATTGTATGTTTACTGATCCTGCAACATCTAATGTAGCTGTAGGATTCGATGTATTAAGACCTACATTGTTAGAATATAAAAACACATTATTTGAGTAGTTAGACCATTGACTGCCAACATAAGCTGTTCCGTTTTTTTTTAATATACCAGTAAAATTCAGATCACCTGATATATTAAGATTATTTGATACACTAGTTGCTCCCAAGATATTAACAGCATTACATAAACTGGTTGTTCCATTGTTATATACAGTTAACCCATTAGATAAAGTCGTTGCTCCTGATACATTTAGAAGTGATAGAGTCGCGTTATTAAAAGTAACATTACATGTTGATCCTAATCCTAAATTATTACGAGCAGTAGTTGCATTTGTTAAATCTGATAAATTACTACTTTTAATTAATGCATTATTACTTGCCCAATATGATATATTAGATAAAGTAGTAATAATGCTTGTTGAATCGCCTGTATTTGATGAAGATCCGGTTGACTGGTTACTAGTTGTAAAAGAAATCTGATTTGAATTATCTAAACTAATGATAACTGAATTTGCGGCTGTGCCGAGTTGTATTTGATTTGCAATTATATTTCCATAATTTCCTGCCTGATTTATGAAAGATACGTTGCCAGTTGTATTATCCGTTTTAAGTTTAGTTCCTCCTAGATCAATCGTTTGGCCTGACAAATATAAATCTCTAAACCGATTATCTGCTGAACCTAAATCGTATGTAATAGTAGAATTAGGAATAATAGATCCTCCTACTGTAAGTTGATTCGAATTTATTTTTAATATCGAATTTATGTTACTCCGAGTTCCAATATGAATATTTTGTGTACTGGATTCAGTATATATAAGCATATCATTATTGCAGGAATTCAAGAAAAAAGTCGTATTACTTGGGGCTATTGTTATAAAACTTGTAAGATCACCCATATTAAAATATCAAATAGATTTTATGTTTAAATATTCAAACATATAAGAATATAATTATATAAAATTATAAATCTTCAAAAATCTGATGAATACTGAAAAAAAATTTGAGAATATGTTTCATAAGATTCGAGACCAAACTCATATATTAACTGACTTAAAAAAACTATTTCTTGATTTACAACAAATAAATACTACAATATGGATGAAAAAGTGATATTTCAAACTATAAAACAAGTTATTATTAAGCAAAATGAAATATTCTTAAGAGATCTAGCTCGTCGTTTTAAGAGAAATCCAGATGACTTTTGTAAAAAATATATTAAACCAGAATATTATTTACCAATTTTAGAAAGAGCTAATAATGGCTTAAATTTAGTGCAGAAAAAGGAATAAGTCAGATTACTTGCGGCTCTTACTTGCGACTCTTACTCTTAGTTGGTCCGCAATAATCTTTGACAACTCCATAGTAAATCCAATAGAATGGTCCAAATAAGAATGCTAGTAAAAGTCCAATAAGTTGTTGCATAGCAGTTCCTGATCTACCAAAGCATATAATCGACATTATAAATGCTGCAATACCGGCAACAACCCATATGAATGTAAGTAATACAATTAATCCAGTCATCCAGATAGCGCCATTTGGTTTTTGATTTTCTTGTGATTGTGGCATAGGTGGCGTATTCATTTTTGTTTTTATACTCTATAAGAAGAAATAATTTTGATTTGAAATCAAATTTTGATCTATAATCTTAAATTTTAACATTAAGCTATTTTCTAAATATAAATTAGATATACCTAAATGAAAATAAATCAACTTTTCAAGATAAATGTTCCATATGAGTTATTCATAAAACTATGTAACGCGTTTGGATTTATAAATTTATCAGAAGATTATACGTTCAGTAAATTGGATCTAGACAGAATAAATACTTTAGAGATGGTAAATAATTTAAAGGATGAATTGTATCAATATTATATTCCATGCAAGGCAAAATTATATTTAGCGAATTTAGATCTAAATAAGTGTATCACTTTATTTAGACAAATATTGAGATTAAATAATAAAGTTTTATCATCTAAGCAGAAGTATGTTAAACATAAAAAAATTACTTTTTATATTATCAAAAAAAATGATGATGACGATGATGACAATGATAATATGAGAGATAATCAACATATGGTGGTTAATAATGATCATGTTGTCCTAAGTTTCTCATGAGCGGCAATAAGAGTATCTAAATCTATATTTGGTAATATAGGAAGAGATTCCCATAGAGCGTTCTTTAAATAAGAAGTAATACAGAATTTAGTTGGATAATAATGAACACACCCATAATCTAAATTATCCATTATTTTCTGCTGTTGTAAATTTAATATATTCTTAGATAAAGGCGGCAATACCATTAATAACTGGATTTCTTCAGTGATTCTCCGGGGCTCAGCAGGCTGAGTCACTAATAATTCCCGGTTTATTTTTAAATATTTATGTAGATCAGACACACATGGTGCATAATTATATTGATAATACCACTCATAATTCAAGCTTGAATTAGCGTTAAAATAATAATCGCATATCCATTCTAAGCCTTCCATATAATTCTTACAAATTTTGTTTATCATATCCATTTTATGACTGCCAAATAAATGATGATAATAACTAGATCTCCACGATGTGTCACTAATCGGATCAATTACAAAGGGAAATTTATTATATTGTGGACTATTATCCAATTCATATGTAAATTTCTCCAATTTAGTATTAAAATGTTTAAATACTGGGGCAGTTTCATAGAATTCTTTAGTCACATCAACCATTAATTTATCTTCGCGAATTGCTAACTTATTTAATAGACTAAGTAAGAAAGTGTAATTAATCCTACTTTTCGATTCTTGAATAACTAACGTCTCACCAATTTCATTATATGTTTCTTTATATAGTTCGCATATAATATCAACTGCTCCTGATTTGATTTTAAGACATGCTACATTAGGTATAAAGTCATTACCTAGTAAGAAACATATAAATGTATAATCATACATATTAAATATACTATTTGATATAGATGTCCTCAAATTTACAATATTTAGAAATTGAAAATCTTGGCTCTCGCGCATTAAATAAATAATGGAATTACCAGCTGTCAATGATAACATAATTAAATCAGCATCTAAACCATAAATAACGTTGCTCGAGTTGCTCGAGTCATGCGTATTAATATATTTAATAATTTTATGTTCACCTTCGTCTGGTTCATCCGCGCCACTGAATATAATTTTATAATCTAGAGATTTTTCTAAAGCTTTAAATTTATTTAATAAATAAGATTGTAATGATTTCATAAAGTCTGTACCAGGTGTAATTGCATTTGAATCCCATTTTATATATGGAATATTGTTTTCATCCTTAAATTTATAGATCATTTCATTTCTAAAAGCTGATAAATATCTGCGCTTTCGCTGCTGATGAATCTTACTACGAGGTGCAACTCCGTCAATAGCAATATATAAAAGTTCTCTCGGTTTACATAGTTTTGTTATTGCAATCGTATGATTATAAATTCCTTCAAATATCATGGATTCTATATAGGATTGTGAAATTTCCTGCGTGTGTATAATAGCCTCAAGGGCATCTCTAGCACATGTGTGTATAACTGAATTATAATCTAAAAATAATCGATCACAATCATGGAGATTACACAATAGATTTTTTTGATCTTTAAGAATCAAATGACGATAATAAAAAGGTATACCCATCTATATATAGCCTGTCTAAATATATATAGTCAGATATCCTTAAATAGTTTTGTTTCTATATATAAAATGACGAAATCTTGGAATTTACAAATAGAAAAACCAACAATTATTGCAGGGATTGCTTATTTAATTCTAGCTATTGTAATTCTAATGCCTTTTCAAATTGGAGATTATGATAAATCATACGAATCCAGCAAAAAATTTGATTTAGGATATAGAATATTATTATTATTGATTTTGGCTATACCCATTGGTTTATCATTATACACCATAAATTGTATGGTAGCTGGAAGATGTTTAACATGGAGCTATATTAATGCAGTTGTTATATGCATCTGGGTAATTCTATTTATAACAGCTAGCGTTTACTCCGTTAATAGTTCTGCAAATAGTGTAGCGACAGCACAGTAAGCGCGTCTAGTATATAAGGATTATATCTAGTTATACAAGTAAATATATAAATGCTTTTATTAATTGATTTAAGCTACTTTATATTTTATAGATATTATGCAGTTTACAATTGGTATAAAAAGCAAAACCAACCAGCGGAAGCGGGCGAAGCTGGCGAATCTGGCGCAGCTGGCGCAGCTAGCGAAGCGGAGACAGCGGCGGCGGTTAAACCCAAAAATCAATCAGTCATGAGTGATCCATTATTTATTGAAAAATATGATAAACTATTTGAACAAATCATATCTTCTTTAGTTAAAAAACATGAGATATCATGGAATAAGGTATATTTTGCTAAAGATTGCACTCGAGATGACATCTGGAGAATGTCTCATTATCCTGCCTATAAACAATCTAGAGAAGAACGTCTAGATACTTTTGATAAAATGATATTTTATCATTCAATCGCTATATTAATACCTAAATTACAGAAAAAATATGGTGGATGCCATACATTATCAATTGATCATATGGAAGCTGATGATATTATTGCTGTTACTAAAAAATATGTTAGAGATCTTGAGCCTGAACGTGAAATTATCATTGTTACTAATGATAATGATTATATACAATTGATCGATGATTATACATTAATTGTAAATTTACAAGGATATGATTTAAAGTCACGCATTCGCGGGACACCTTCAGAATATTTAAAACAAAAAATAATATTGGGCGATAAAGCAGATAATATACCTAGTATTGCTAAGAAAATAGGTGAAAAAACATCTTTCAAATTAAGCAATGATACCGAAGCTTTAATGGCGTTATTTAAAAAGAATCCAGATGCTAAAAAACAATATGATTTAAATACACTACTTATCTCTTTTGATCAAATTCCCGACAAATATCAAAAATTAGTAATCGAAAGTTATATAAAGACAATTTAATATAAGACAATATAAAGAAAATTTGAGTGTGTTTTGTATTTTTTCTGTATATTAGAAAATGGAAGAAGACCTGTGGAGGTTGATTCGTGAGCTAGATAACGAGTTAAATAGGTCACCCGCTGCGAAGCATACTGAAAATGTATGCATGAAGGGTGTGAGTTACCCGCAGGGCTCGAGTTGCGCTTCGCCTGTGGGCAGCGTGGGCAGCTTTGCCGGTAGTGACTTTGAGCGTGACTCAATTCTTAGCTCATATGGTTCATGTGATTCCTCCGATTCATGTGGTTCATGCGGGTCTTATGAAATTATGTTAGATGATGGAAATTACATATGTTGTAAATGCAATACTATAACTGATCGTTATATTGATATGAATGCGGAATGGAGATATTATGGAGCAGATGATAATAAATCTTCAGACCCTACTCGTTGTGGTATGCCAGCAAGTGACTTATTGCCAGATTCTTGTCTCGGTAGTGTGATTAGTAATCAGATGAATGAAAGTTTTGATATGAAGCTCATTAAAAAATACCATATGTGGAATTCCATCTCCTATAAGGAACGCAGTTTGTACAACATTTTTGAAAACATTACAGTTAACGCCATAAATAGCGGTATATCGTCATCTATTATCGAGGAAGCAAAATCCTTTTATAAAAAAGTCAGTGAGTCTAGAATTTCTAGAGGTGAAAACAGAAATGGTCTTATTGCAACCAGTATTTATATGTCTTGCAAAAGAAATAATGTACCTCGCAGTACTAAGGAAATTGCCAAAATTTTCAATCTGAAAAATACGACAATGACACGTGGTTGTAAGAAATTTCATGATATTTTACAGATGAATTTAGACTCGTCCAGACCTATTGATTTTATCCATCGTTTTAGTTCAAAGTTAAATCTTTCCACTGAAATGAGAGATGTATGCAAAAAAATTATTGATAAAGCTGATGAACTTAATATTATTTGCGAAAATACACCTCCAAGTATTGCTGCAGGAAGCATATATTTATGCAATATCCATCATGATTTAAATATATCAAAGAAAGACATATCCGAAGCCTGTAATATAAGTATGGTGACGTTATCTAAAGTCAGTAAGAAACTAATGTGTCACAAAGATATTTTGATGGTTTAGTTTACGGTTGGTATGGCATGGTCGTATATTTTTTTTATATATGCTTTCTAAAATTTGAAAAAATTTGAAATCATATAAGAATATATTTCTATAAGTTATATAGAATGGATCTTATTGAATTAGAAAAAGACGAAGAACTCTTAAATGAACACGGTAAAAGTCGCTTCGTAATATACCCTATTCAATATCCTGAAATATGGAAAATGTTTAAATTGGCTCAGAGCGCATTCTGGGTTACTGAAGAGATTGATTTTGAAAAAGATATTACTGATTGGAAAGAGAAGTTAACAGATAATGAGAGAATGTTTATCAGTAATATATTGGCTTTCTTTGCGGCCAGCGATGGTCTTGTCGGAGAGAATTTAGGAACTCGCTTTTACGATGATGTTAAAATTCCAGAGGCTCGTGCTTTTTACGCAAATCAAATGTTTATGGAAACAATTCACAATGAAACTTACTCACTTATGATTGATACTTTAATCAAGGATACACAGGAAAAAGAAAGACTTTTAAATGGACTAGAGACTATTCCATGCATTAAGAAAAAAGGACAATGGGTTTATAAGTGGATCACGTCTAAGGATGCTCCTTTCGTCATGAGGCTTATTGCTTTTGCAATTATTGAAGGTGTATTCTTTTCAGGAGCATTCTGTTCTATCTTTTGGCTAAAGGAAAGAAATAACTTGCTTCCTGGATTAACAGCATCCAATGAACTTATTTCACGTGATGAGAGTCTTCATACTGAATTCGCAATCTTACTTCATTCTATGATTAAAAACAGACTTCCTGAGGACACAGTACACGAAATGTTTAATGAAGCTGTTCTTATTGAAACAGAATTTATCACTGAGAGTATCCCATGCAATATGTTGGGTATGAATTCTATATTGATGACTAATTATATTAAGTTTGTAGCAGATCGACTTCTTATACAACTAGGATATACTAAAATGTATAATGTTGAAAATCCATTT